TCAATACACCAGTTCGACGGTCTCGACTTGGATGAGGAAACGAGTGGTCCCTGAGGCAGCCCCGGTGACATCGCATTTGAGGTGGCCGTTGGTGGTGTCGGCGGTGAAGACGACGTCCCAGTCCTCTGTGCCGGTGTCGCCGTTTGAGGCTTTGGAGATGGAGCCTACCAGGGCAGTGGTGGCGGCGGTGCCCTCGCGGCGGATGGTGCCGGAGATGCGCCAGGTCTTGGTGAGGTCTCCGCTGCTGCGGGCGACCCCACGCGCCGTGAACTCATAGGTGGAATTATTGGGCAGGACGATGCGAGATTCCGCGCCGGCTGTCTGGTTGCCGAGGGTAGCCTCGGCGGGCGTGTTGGACGTGACGCTCTTCATGAGCTTGTAGTCGGCGGATTGCGCGTCGCCCGTCACGGTATAGCGAGAGGATGAATGGGCCATAGCTCCGTAGAGCCCACGAGTGGAGGCATAGCGGCCTCCTGGGATAGTTGAGAATTCGCCGGATGCAGCATTGCCGACACCACCCCCGACCGCAGAGTGACTAGCCGATGCCGTGTTTGAGTCTCCACCGAGTATAGCAGCGTAGGATCCGCTGGTAGTGTTGAGAGTGCCGCCACCCACCACGGACGCCCCGCCGCTGGCAGTATTCGACCCGCCGCCGCAGATCACCGATCTGGTGCCGCTGGCCACCCGCGTAGACGACGATCGATGCAGCTGGAAATCGACAGCTTGGGGGCCTCTCTTATTGCCGCCGGCACTGGTGCCATCGGGGATCGCGGCGATGATGGCACCGGAGCTGCCCTTTGGGACTATGGCCACATCCACATGGGTGGCGGCGTTGGTGGCGGCGAATGATGTCACAGGGACTGTGGCGTTTGGGGAGGCGGTGTTCACGGCCTCGGTCCAGTGGCTCAATACTCCAGCGGCGGTCGCCGCCCAAGTCGGCACCCCCGCAGCGAGTGTGAGCACGTGTCCGTTGGTGCCTGGTGCCAGTCGGGCGAGCCCACCACCGCCGCCTCGATAGAGGATGTCGCCGGTGGCATCGCTGCCCACGTTGATGGTTGGTGTGGTGATCGTAGGGGAGGTGGCGAACACCGCAAGGCCGGTGCCCGTCTCATCGCTCAGCGCGGCCCGCAGGGACGCGGAGTCCGTGAGTGGCGTAGTAGGAGCGGTCCACGTGTAGGCATAGTCGTCCTCGCTACTCTTAGCCAGCACTTGCCCGGTGGTGCCGCCTCCAGGAAGGCCTGCTCCGGACGGCCCGGTCGCTCCGATGAGTGATGCCAGCCACGCCGCCTCATCTCCCACAAACCCATCGGCCACGGCCACATCGTAGGCGCTTGGGCCGGTGGGGCCTGCCGGGCCGGTGCTGGGCAGATTGGTGAGCAATGAACCATCCACCGCAGGCAGTTGCGCCGTCGTAGGATCGAGGCGCACCAGATTCCCAGCGGCCGTGCCTTGGTCGAGCGTGGCGGCCGTGCCGAGTTCGAGGAGGCTGCGCTGTGCTGCGGCGTTGGAAGCCTTGGCCATGTCGGCACCGGCGGAGGTGAATCCCCAGCCCGTGAACAGATCGTCCACCGTGATTTTTTTCGATCCGGCCGCACCGGCCGAGATATCCACGATGGGCAGGATGTCGCTGGCGGGTGCCAGTGCAGCCGCCGACAGTGCTGTGCGCTCGCTGACTTTCTGGCCTTGGCCAAATGCGGGCATGACGGCGAGGGCCGTGATGATCAATAGGAGTCCGGCCAGGCCGGGCATGTAGGTGTGTTTCATGATGATGATGTGGGGTTAGGATTCGGGGAGAGTGATCTGGCCGTCTTCCGTGAGTTCGACTTGGCCGTCTTCGGTGAGAGTTGCGTTGCTTGGCGTTTCGCCTCCGGTAGTAGGATAATGCCATCCACCACCGGAACTAGTGCTGCCGAGACTGGATAGAGCAGTGTCAAAGGCTCCGCTGCCGTCGTCGTCGGGCGAGCTGAGCCAGTAAAAATTGTCACTGCCGCTCTGTTTGAACCTATTGATGATGTCCAAGAACGCATGGCGTAGGGGCGGTCCGACTTCGTATGTGACTTGGCCGGTGCGGGGTGTCACGGTGCATCCCGTGATCAGGCCGCGCATTGTTGACGTCTCGGGGACCCAGCCAGTCACATTCAGGACCGAACCCACAGGGTTGTTGTGAATCATTTCCTCTTGGATCGTCGTTACTGTGCCTTCGTACGGCATCCAATTTTGTGCAGCCAGTAGGTTATCTGCAAGGTCGGGCGGCAGACGGAACCAACCCCAGTCTTCCTTGCGGATGATCGTGCCTGTAGTGACACCCCGCACGCATGTAACGCTCGCGCTCAGCGTTGCCTCCCATACCGTGGTGCGGTAGATGCCCGCGCCGGGTGGGTAGTTGAAAATCAACCGTTGCCTGGCCCCTACAAGGGTTGCCCACTGCGGCTCGGGTATGTTGTAAAACTGCCCACCAGGCTGGATCAATTCGGCTCCACTGGACCATGCCACCGTAGCAGTGACATTTACGCGCGTGTATTGGATGCCTTGTTTGAGCCACCAGTCGCGCGGCTCGCCTTGCACCAGAAAAAGCCCCCAATCATTCTCGTCGATTTCCTGTCCATCTCCATCTGTCAGTTTGATCAAGGGGATCAGCGGCATTTTGTCTCCGTGTATGTCATACGGGTCCACAGGCACTTGGGAGCTATACGCCGTAGGTGGTTGTTGGCGGTTTTCTCTCAGAACCTTGTGTGCGTGGATCAGAGCATCCGTTGGATTGAATGCCTGCACCTGCACATACACACTGTCCTGTACTTCCTGTGGCATCGAAACGTTGATTTCCGGCCCGGTGATCGCCACAATGCCCCGAGTGGGTAAAATCCCCGTCGATTCCCCAGCGCTGAACTCCTCCCACACGGTTACCCGACGGTTGTCCACGGTTTCTCGCTTCGCTGCCGCGATCTGCACCTTTTCCACTTGCAGTTCCAGTCGCGGTTTCAGTGCGATGTTCGATACGACTGCCTCTCCCACATTCACTGTGACGGTGGATGCGCTGGCTCGGCGGCTCAGCCTCACCACGGCGGGCGCTTCACTATGGTCGAGCCACAGTGTGCCATCTGCGAGCCATGTCATCATCTCGTTGAGTGCTGCGGCGAATGACATGTTTCGGAGCGCCATGCGTGGCACATCAAAGCACTCGGCGAGGTCGCCTAGTTGTATGGGTATGCCCATGTCGATCGCGCGCGTGATCACGCTCACGAAATGCAGCCTGAGGTCACCTGCCCCCAGCAGGTAGATGGCCCGTTCTTTTTCCGTGCCCGCGCCGTCGGCGACTTCCGACGAGAGCAATACCTGCTCCAAATGGAACCAGGCATCCACCACTGTGATGTTGTAGCCCAGCCGTCCAGCCGTGTGCAATGGTTCCCTCCCGATCACCCATCCAGTGAAAAACCGCGATCCATTGCGCCGCAGCACCAGCTCGTCTCTTAGATTTGGCACAAAGGTGGAAATCTCGTCAACCGACTTGAGCCACACCGTCCACGTCATGATCGACCTATCCGCCGCCCGGAATTTCACCCGCAGATTCTCCACTCGTTTGGATTCGAGGGACGCGCCGCCTAATGTCCACACATCGCTCATTTCGCTTGGGCTTGGAGTTGTTCCACCTGGCGCACCACATCATCGATCCGACCGTTAGCGATCCGCAAGGCCTCGGGGATCACGTTGAGTCCGGACAGATGGGTATTGAGCTGGCTCATCAAATTGGGGATCTCTTGGATTTCCGTGGTGCTCAACACTCCATCCGCGATTATAGATCGCAACTGCTCGATCACTTGTTGCAATTCCGCGCCCCCTCCCTTTCCATCCGCATCGTCCAAAACCGTTTTGATCGACTGAATGGCGTTTTGATCAGTGGTCGGTGCCATGCCGGGCGGCAGGCCACCATTGCTCTGCTGTGTTGGTGCCGTTGGAGCCGTTGGTTGCAGTTTGCCTTCGGCATCCTTCATGCGGGTGGTCAGGTCATTCACCGCGTCCACCACTTTTTCATACGTGTCGGGCAGCACTCCTAGGTTCAGCAGCGAGGCCCGCCATTGGGCGAGGAACAATTCCACTTTTGCCAGATCCTCCTTGCTCAGGGATCCATCCTTGGCGGCTTTTTCGATGGCAGCCACCGCGCTTTGCAACTCAGCGCTTCCGCCGCCCTTTTCCTTCACCTGGTTGATCAGATCATCCAGTGTCACCAGGGTGGTTTCCTGCCCGGTTTTGACCTCTTGCGCGGTTTTTTCGCGGGAGATCGTTGCGCGGTCGAATCTGGATTGAGTCTCGGCGATGAATAACGCATCATCGGCAGATCTCACTCGGCTGCGCAGGCCATCGAGTGTTTTTTCAATGGCTTGCATATCCTTCATCAGAGATTGTTGATCCTCGGCGCTGGCCGTTACCCACGTGCGGTTGAGCACCAGCAGTTTGTTTTCCGCTTCGGCAAGCTGCTGGGTGGCCACGGTCTTGGCACTGATAGCCGCGTTGAGTGCCTCGGTTTGTTGCGCCTCAAATGCGGCGTCCTGTGCCGTGCGCAGTCGAGCCTCGGCACCGGCCACATCGCCGCCGGTGGCAGTGGCGATGTTGAGGTTTGCCTGCGCGATCTGGACTTGCGCGGATTTGGTGATTGCAACAGCTCGGCTCATCACCTGCAGCTCCGTTGCAGCGGCCCTGATTTGGTCGGTCAAGGTCGACCACGAACGGATCTCATCCCGCATTTCCATCAGTCGCTTCACTTCTGCCATCCGCGCGGGAAGGTTCTCGCCGACTTTTTCGAGCTGCTTGAGATTCTCGGAGGCGAGGATGGCATCTTGTATCGCATCCGTCGTGAGCTTCACCGCAGGCACCACCGCAGCTCCTATGGCGGCTCCCATCGGCCCGCCGAATGCTGCGCCCAGTGCCGCGCCATTGGCCGATACCGCCACCAGATCGAATCCCGCCGCGATGTTCTCCACAGCCCTCGCCGCCTCAGGATTGATCTCTGCCAGCTCCCGGTTGAAATCCCGCAGCTCGGCGGCGGCTTTGCCTGCCAGCGAGCCCGCCATGCCGATGATTTGTGCGGTGACCTTGCGGTTGATCGATGCGACGGCTTCGGCCTGCCCTTGTTCCATTTGGATATCCTGCGCCTCGCGTGCGGCCGTATTCGTGCCGTCGCGCAGCTCGCGCATCTTCCCGATCAATTCCTCCACCTTCTCCTTCGCGGTCTGTGCTCCTTCTTTGTTTACCGTAGGAGTGATGTCCACGCGTCCGGCGGCCGTGGACTTGTTTGCCAAGTCATCCACGGCCTTTTGCGCCTCTTCGGCCCCCTTGGTATCCGCCGTCGTCTTGATGTTGATGTCGATCTTTTGAGGGTCCATTGTTAGAGTTGGGTGAAGTTGGGAGGCGCGGCGAGAAACCGCAGCTTGCGGCGCAGCGTCGCCGCGCCGGTGTCGCCTGGGAGATCCGGCGTGATGTCCACAAACACACAGGGCGTGAATACCAGCGTCCACTCATCGTCCTCATCCGTGCTGGCGATGGTGAGTGTGCCGCTTTTGCCGTCGAGCCCCAGCCACGAGGCTTGCAAGTCGATAAGTTTCGCGGCGGCGGCGGATGTGGTATCCTCATCACGTTCCAGGGTGAACCTGAGATCCAGCGCAGCACCGCCCAGCGCGCGGAAGTAGCTCTCGGCCACGCCGATGCCCGCCACGTCCAGCACCTCTTGCCGTCCGTTGGCCGTCAATGGCTCTCCTATCCAGTCGCCAGCACTCACCAAGGTCACAGAGGTGGTGCCGGTGTTCCAGGTAATCTTCACTGGGCAGGTTTGCGTCATGGAAACAGGATTGTGCCGGGGCCGCGCCACGCCGTGCGTTCATAATAATTCGCCTCGCGTGGTGTGAGGCTTGGCAGCGGCTGGCTGTAATGGGTTAGGATTTCCGTCCCGGAGAGCCCCGTCAGATCCAGCTCGTCGAACGTCTGCACGGGCTCCAGGTTTTCGCCTTCGTCCTCATAGATGATCGTGCAATCCACTCGGATCCTGAGGATGATCCGTTCTTCGTAGCCCGGAGTGCCATCACTCAGCCGTTCCACTGCCTTCGCCGTGAAATTGTATACCTCAGTGCCGGTCGCAAAATTCGTGCGGACGTTGAATGGAGTATGGGTGAGAACCGTGTCCGCAGGCCACCCCATCAACTCAGGCGTGATTATTGGCCAGACGATGGCGGGCACTTTGTGGGGCACCATGAACGGGCCCGTTACATTGAAGACTTCCCCGAATACGTCGGTGTAGAGTCCATACTCGGTAGATCGTTTGATATACCACGTGTGGTTGATGATGAGGCTCGGCCACGCAGTCTCTGCCTGCGTGAAAAAATACGCATAGTCTCCCTCGGCCATCGCATTGGCATACTGCGCCGGTGCATAGACCCCATCGCCGTGGTAACGAAGGCCCAACAACTGTATGGTTGTTTTGCCGTTGTAATCGACCCCGCTCACAATCGTCGGCGACACTTCGCTACCATAAAACCCGCCCGGCGGGGTCGTATACACGCGCTTTTCCCTGGCGATGGTTTGCGGGAAAACGATCTCTTGCTCCTCGGGCCGGCCCATCCATCCAGGTTGGAACTGTTCGTCGATCGACAGCGGCAATCCCTGCCTCGGCTGTGGCCAGCCCAGAGGCAGATTCACCTCGCCTAGAGGTAAGGTTGGCCACGCAGTGCCGGGAGTGTAGGTGATGCCGGGCATGATTGTTAGGTGTTGCGCGAGACGCGGAATTGGTAGGTGTGGATCGTTTCGATCGCGCCCGCATCCGTAGATATGTGGTGGGAGCTGGAGAGCAGAGCGGCCCGCACCACCCGTGCTGAGAGCCCAGCCGCCGTGATTTGCAGGGTGGATGTCAGTCCCCAGGGATCCGCAGCCAGGGCCCTCGCCTGCGCCTTCCAGGCCGCAGCAAAACTCGCGTGCTCCACTACCCGGCTGATGTCCAGCGTGCGCCGCGCCCCGCCACGCGCGCAGAGCAGGGCTGCCAGCGCCCCGTCGAGCAGGCCCACGCCGTGGGCTCCGGACTCGTAGGATACCACATCACGCTCCATCAGATCGCCATACGCCAGCAGCGTGTGGGCACCGGCTCCCGGTGCCCACACGATCTGCCAGGCGCTGACTCTCCGTAGGGCCATGGTGGTTTACGCTCAGGCAGGATACGTCAGTTCGATGATGTCGAGCACTCCGCCGTCGGCGAGGTGGCCCACGCGCAGCACCGGGCTGCCGGGCTCGTTTTTATCCTCCGGCACCTGCGCGATCGTCAGGCGGCTGTGGATTTCCAGCTCGCAGAAGGCGTTGCCGTCTTCGTCGTAGCGCACCATGCGCAGCCAGCCGTCCTTGCGGCGCGTGCTTTCGGCGAACGCCTGTTGGGACGTGCCGCTCACGGGAGCCGTGGCCATGCCGAACATGAGCTGGTCAAACAGCTTCGCCGCGTAGTCGATCATCGTGAACTCGAACGCGTCTTCCACCACCACTGTGTCCGTGCGCTCTTTGTAGCCGCCGGTCGGCACCGCCCACTCGCGTGTGCGGTCTTTCGTCTTCGGCGTGTATTTCGCCATGTTCACGCGCCCCAGGCTGAATGCGTTCCACTCCGTGGTCGCCGGTTTGTTCGTCACGCTCGCCAGATCTGGCGTTTCCGTGAGACTGAAATCCTCGCCGTCTGGGACGAAGAATACTGATGCGCCCACCAGGCGCTCTACGATGGATCCGAATTTGGACATGTTGTTTGTTTTCTACTGGTTGGTTTGTTAGATGAGCCGTTCCGCGGTCATGCGCACCTCGTAGGTTAGCAGGCCCTTGGTCTCCGGCACGAGAGAGATACCCGTCACGCGTGTGCGCAGCGGTTCGTTGTAAGGTTTGTCTGCGGGCAGCCAGTCGTGCAGTGCCACGGCCACCTTTTCGGCGAGGTCATCGCACGTGATCTTGTCGTCTGTGTACATCGGCTTGGTCATGCACAGTGCAGAGAACTCGCCACTCATGCGCAGCACCTTTTGCTGTGTGTCCAGATTGCGGGATTCCGTCCATACCAGCATCACCAGCCCGCCGCTGGCCTTGGCCGCCTCTTGTTGCACGCTCGTGGCCACGTCGAGCTGGCGCTCCACGATCACAGGGATGGCATCGCTGCCCTGCATCTCCATGATTGTCTCGCGCAAACGCTTGGCCATTGCCTCGGCGTGGTCACTCCAGCGGCTCATGATGGCAGCCCTCCTAGTATGATTTCATCCACCCAGGCCTCCGCCGCGTCACGTGCCGTGGCGCGTATGCCATCAAAATCAATTAGGCCTGGATCGGCCTTTTGGGTGATCTGTTTTACGAGTCGATACATCACTTGTAGGGTTTGATTGTTTCCCATCTTGCGTGCCAGAATCGGCGTCTTGCGCGGGCCGATGCGCATGAATATGAGATCCGAGAACTCTCCGGCGCGCTTGCCGTATGCTTCCGCCGCCGCTGGTATGGTGAGATACGTCCGGCCGCCCGTGGGCCGGATCGTGAAATCACCGAAGGCCGCGCGCAGGCGGCTTGCCCGTGGCACCAGCAGCCGCGCGCCCCGGGCATCGCTCTGGCTCTCGATGGCATCGTAGGCCCGCGCTAGATGGCCGGTGGGGCTGGCACCAAGTCGGTTCGCAGAGTTATGCTCCTTCGAGGCCGTCTGGCGGCCTCTGTCTTTCACAAACTTTTCCGATGCCTGCGCCAGTGCGGCATGCAGGCTGCTGCGGTCTTGCAAGGCGCGTGCCAGGCGGCTGGCGGCATTGCCCTCCACCCCACGGATGGTCACTTCGAGAGTCACGCTCATGATGGGTGCCTCCTTTCGTATTCCTCCTGCCGCTCCTCGATGGATTTGCGCATCCGCTCTGCCGCACGCGCTTCCCGCGCCGCCGCCCGCTCTTCGAGTTGCTTGCGCAGATTTTCCTCATTGCCCGGTGTCGTCGCCGTGTCATCCACGATGCTCACCCCTTGCTTTTCCAGCTCGCGTCGCAGATCTGGATCCACCTTCTTCACGCTCACCTGGGGTGCAGGTAGTCCGCTTTGTGTGCCCGTTAGAATATTCCGGTCTTCCGCCTGCCACTCCTCGACGCTTTGCCCATCTGGGCCGGTGATGCCGAGGCGGCTCACTTCCGAGCGGGTGATCGGTGTCCACCGCATGCCGCTATTAAAGGCAAACGGTGGAAAATCCACATCCAGTGCATCCTCAAAATTTCCGCTGGATCCCAGCTCACCCCAGATGGGATCAGCCTTCAGCGCAATCATCCGGCCGCCGTCCACCAGCGTGCCACCGGCTACCACCCAGCGGCTCTGCCAATCGCGTGGCACCGCTGTCTGGATCGCACGCACCAGCTCCCATGCCGGCCACATCCGCAGCACCGTAGGCTCCATGCCCCGGATCTGCATGCCACGGCCGCGCACCAGGTCCACCTGCGTTTCCAGAATGAGATCAAGGCGGCGCGTGCTGGTGAGATCCTGCAAGCTGCCCGGTTCCGCAGGAGGCACAGCACCGGCTTCCACTTCCGGAAATCCACCTTCGGGCGTGTAGCCCAGTTCGCTGAGGATCTGGCGCAGCGCGAGCCGTGCGCTCGCATGGTCCATGTCACCGGCGGCGAGCTTCTCCACCAGGCCCTTGAGGTTGCTCAGAAACACAGCGTTCGACGCCCGGCTCACAAACACACTCCGCACACGGATGTCCGATGCGATCTGCTCGCGCAGCTCCGCGCTCCCCAGCGTGGTGGGCAGCAATGCGCGGATGGCGGCGATTTGTTCGGCGGTGGTCATGTGTTAGTTGATGGAGAGAGGCGCGGGCGGATGGTGGGCAGGAAACCCAAATCCTGTCTGCTACCGAGCAGAGCATCCGCCCGCATTGTGTTGGGGTTATACATGGAGATTTTCGGCTGCGATGAACATGGCATCGATTTGATCCGGCGTGAGTCCGAGCTGGGAGGCGAGGGCGGTGACGGTGGCCCCGCGCCGCGCGAGCGGTGCTCCCGCATACCAGGCATTGCGCACCACGATGGCCTCCGGCCCGGTCATCGCCGCGATCATGCCGTCCACCGTCGGCAGCAGCCCTTGGAGTTCCAGGATCGCACGCGCCCGCCAGTTGGCGATCTCGCGCGGCACGCGGGGTGGCAGCTCCGGCATCTCGTGGCCATCGGCCAGGGTTTGCAGCGTGCCCTGCACATCCGGTGCCAGGAGAGCCAGCGCGCGGGCCACATGGTCCTCCATGCTATCGCCTGCGGCCGCCGCGAAATCCTGCGGCCCATACAGCGGCAGCGGCTTGGCCAGCGGCGGGAGTTGGGCGGAGATCGTCCGGGCGTGCCCGTCCACATAGAGCAGGAATGGAAACTCCGCAAACTCATGCGGCACAACGGGCTCCAGTGGTGGCTCATCGCTCGGCTCGCCCGAGTCGGTGGTGGCTTTGGATACCACGCGCGGGCGCAGGCCGCTCGGGATCCGCAGATCCAGCGTCACGGGGTAGGGCAGTGGGAGAGTGGTGGTGAGCGTGGTCATGATAGGTTTTCAATGAGGGTGGAGGTAACGAGATCGAGCGCCGCCATGAACTCCGCATCCTGCTGGAGCAGCGCGATTTTTGCGGGGATGTCCGCATCACTTGCCAGTGGCAGCCCTGTGAAAATCCCGTTGTCTTGCAGCAGCACCAGCGCCGCCGCCACAGCCGGATCCTGCGCCGCAGCCGTGGCCGCTGCGTTGATCAACGCCCGCACCGGCGTCTCCCACAGGCGCACCGAGTTCGCATCGAGGATTTGTGTGGCCAGGCTCATAGTCCGAATTCCTCCCGTAGATTTTGCAACCGCTCCGCGAGCGTGATCTGATAGCGCGGCCCCGGCAATATGCGCAGCCGCCCGAATCCTTTGAGGTAGATCGGCACGCCAAACGCATTGACGTAATTCCCCTCGAATGCCCGCTCATCGATCGTGTTCGTGAGATTGCCGAACACATCCTCGACCAAATACCCCGGCCACCGCACCGACGATGCCTGGCTCAGCGACGTGAAATTCACCGTCGGAACTGTGATCGCCCACACCACGTCGGACCCAGCCGTCACAGTCGTGCCCGCCCAACCCGCTGCGATCAGATCCTCCTGGAGCGCCGCCGCGTCCTGCGGCATCGTGTAGGGATAGCGCGGCAGCGCCTGCGTCACCCCTGCGATCACCACCGCCGTAAACGGGTTGTTGCGCGTATCTCCATTTGCCACCGTGCTCTCGCAGTAGATCGCCCAGCTTTTGATCTCGCTCGCCGCCGGGTTCACCGCCCGTTGCCAATACGTGTATCGTCCATCGCCGTGGCTGGTGATCATGTCGCTCGTCGGTGGCGTGAATTTCCCGCCCTCCCAGTTCACCAGGTCCGTGCTGTATTCCGGCACCAGCCGGAAATACCCCTTGGGGTCGCTCCATCCGTCCACCGGGTTGCCATCCAGCACCGCATTGATGCGGATCCCAAACTCAAACCAATGCTGCCCGCCCTCCCACAGCATCCGGCAGCTCGTGTAGCCGCTCAGGTGTTGCTCCAGCTTCGGCAGGATCTGCATGCCATTCCCAAAAATAAACCGCGCCACCTTGTTCTGGATGTGGATCTTGCCCACGTCGCGCCCCGCGTGCTTCACACGCTGGCCTCGCAATCTTGATGTCGATTTCAGGCTCATTCCGGGATCACGTAAAAAATGTTAGGCATCATCTGCTCTTCCGCTGTCAGGTCCAGATACGCATCCCCATCCTCCAGCATCACCGCGTAGATGCTCTCCCCCGGCCTCCCCGGCAGCCCCTGCTGCACCTGCACCTCGATCGCGGGCAACCCCGGCACACTCACACTCACCGGCTCCCCATCCGGCACGCCCACAGCCACGTCAATCGGTGCCAGCGGCTCCGAGACGACTACGATGATGGGGGGTTCGTCGGTCATGGATCTGATTCCTCGGCGTTTAGCGCGGCGGAGTCCAGTACGGTGGGGTGGGGTAGTGTGATCATGATAGTTTACGGATAATCACTGTTGCGTAAGTCAGATTCGCCGTGCCCGCCCCGGTGTTGGAAAATTGCAGGGTGACGGTCGGAGCGGTGGCTGTTGTTAGAATCATGATCTGCCCCCCGTAGCCTTCCTGATTTCCTCCAGTGTTGACTGCCCGCGTGCCTAACTGGATCGTCCGCAAGTCGCCGATAAATTGCGCTTGTTGCGGCAGCGCGGAGCCTTGTCCCATGTTTGACGCGGGACGACGCCCGGACGTGCCATACAAATCCGCCGAGAAAACCAGCCGCAAAAACCAGCCGGGGATGCAGTTGAAATACGCATACGTCCCGATTTCGTAGCGGGTGTTTGCCTCCAGTTGGATGCTCGTGCATCCGGCGACATCAACATAGGTTGTGTCTGGTGCATCTGTCACTCCGGTGGAGTTTGCGACGATCACGGGGCCGTATCTCGCGTCTCCGTCGCTCAGCATGATGAGGCTGTTAGATAATGGGGCTCCAGTGGCGCTGGATGTCGGGCGGGTGGGCGATCCGAACGACCACACGCCTCCCGCTGTGATGCTGGTGATCGCGCCGATTTTGGTGACGATCAACGTCCACAGATTGGCAAACGACACCCACCGCAACGCCCCGGCCACGAGCAGCGGGATCTTGTTGGCATCCTCCGGCTCGGTGGCCTCGGTCGCCGCGTCGAGCACACTGGCGACATTTTCGGCATTCACCGTGGCATCGGAGCCAGCAGGCCCCGTGTCTCCAGTGTCTCCCTTGAGCCCTTGCTCTCCAGTATCCCCCTTGTCGCCCTTATCCCCCTTGAGCCCCTGCTCACCCTGTGGTCCTTGCGCACCTGTCGCGCCTGTCGCTCCCGTCTCCCCCTGGATACCCTGCGGGCCTTCTGGCCCCTGCGCACCCGTCTCGCCTTGGATGCCTTGTGGCCCTTGCGGCCCTGTCTCCCCCGTAAACCCACGCGGCCCCATCACCCCGCCGATCTCGACGGTGATGCTGGTGCCAGCGGGTGTGAGGATCTCGATCATCGCCTGTTAGGAGTTCGCGGTGGTGCCTTTCTCGATTTTCATCGGTCCGCCCATAATGGTTTTTTTGTCGGTGTCCGGGCTAAACCAAACCTCGACATCGTATTCCATGAGCCCGAGCGGCCATTGTGCGGTGATACTTTCGTGGACCGGGTGCAGCGTCATGGCATTGTTGTCGCCAGTGATTTCCGCATTCGGAGCCTCACCCCATGTTTGCCAGCGCCAGACGAGAGATCCGTCCGATTTTTTTCGCAGCTCCATGGCCGCCTTGTATATCGTAAGAGGTTCTCCGCCCTGGGTGATCCTCGCGATCTCCCGACCGTCAAACGTGTCGCCCTGCGTAAAATTGGGCAGTGCATAGTAACCTTTGCTTTCTTTTTGAGACATGGCTTCTTTTGTTAGATTCCATCTTGGTTTCTCCATCCATCGCGCCGGGGAGATTGGTTTACCGCCGGGCTTGGTACTGTTTGTTTGGTCTGCGCGGCATCATCCGGGCTTTCCACGGTGGGCGGGCCGGATTTGGCCACGTCGCGCAGGTAGTCCCTCGCCGCCCGCGCCTCGGCGGCTCGCGTCTCATCCTCCATGCCGCTGCTGAACCGTGTCATGAGCCGCTGGCGGATGATGGCCGTGGCATGGAATATGGCTGCCTCAGGCAGAGTGGCAGGATCCGGATCGAGTCTGTTTGAGGCATTGCTCCGGATCGCATCGCGGAAGAGGCTCGTCACCTGGGCGCTGATGGGAGTGTAAGGATCGCTCTGTCCCTCGGCAAGCAGGCGCGTGCGGAAGAGCGTGTCCTCCGGCTCGGAGATCGCGCTGCGGATGTCATTATCGGTGATGGTGCGCCAGCTCATGTTAGATCAGGATGGTGGTGATGGTTCCGGCAAGGCCCAGCGTGAGATCCCTGCCCGCGTAATGCGCCCGCAGGCCCGCCACGATCACTTCCAGGTTGGGCGTGCGCAGGGCACACTCCGCTGCCATTTGCAGCACCTTGCGCACATCTTCGGCGCGCAGGCTGCCGCCGGTCATCATGTTGCTCGCAGAGGCCAGCATGGGCAGATCGAGCGCTTCGATGCGCTGCTCGATCAGGGCGGCCGTTGTGGCGGATGGAAGGATTTCACTCATGGCTGGTTCTAGTTGGGCGGTGGCCCCAGGGGTGCGGCGGTGAGAAAAACAGGATAAAAACTCACCGCCGCACGGACTGGATCCAACGACCGATCAGCTCAGGGCCACGGTGCGGCGGATGCCCGAGTCTTCGTTCGTGACTTGCACGTCCTCGGACCAGTCGAACTTGGCCACCTCGGCGCGTCCATCCTCACGGGTGTAGACGCCGGGCTTCATCCACTGGTTCCGAAGCCGGAACGTCTTCATGAACGAGGGGTCGAAGCGGGTGGGCTGCGCGGTGCGCGCGAAGACGATGATGTCTCCATCCAGCACGAACTTGACGTCCTCGTCCTTGCCCTCCGCGGCATCGTCGTAGCACATCAGGGAGACGCGTGCGTCGCACTTGGAGATCAGCAGGTTGCCGAAGTCCTCCAGCGTCACGTTCGCCAGATCGCGCTTGCTCCCGCTGAGCAAACGTCCGCGCACGGAGGCGTGGTTCTTCACCACGCGCCAGGCACCGGCTCCGAACACCACGCCCACATTCATCAAAGCGCCCATCTTGGCGGCCTTGATGACGCCGAGCACGTTGGTGTCGATCTGGCCGACGATGTCGTCATTCGCACCGATGGACAGGGCTGTGCCAGCGCCGAGGGTGGTCAGAGCGAGGTCGATCACGGACTTTTCGTGAGCGAGTGCTCCCACCTGGGCGCAGATGTCGGCACCCTCCTGGAGGATGTTCATCAGATCGCCTTCCTCCGCTTGTTCAAGGATGTCCACGGGGAAGTCCAGCGCGTGCGGAGCGCAGTTGTAATTTTTGTCCTCCGCGCTGAAGCCGAGCTGCGTGGCACGGCCACCCACCGCACGGCGCGTGTCCGGGATGTGGAAGCGGTTCTTCGCGGTGTATTTCTTGAACCGGCCCACGGAGGTGGGCACGGGCACGGTCGGCGCGATGAAATCGGCCACGGAGGAGGTCGCGGTTTGCGCCGCGCCTTGCGAGTAGGATACGAGGATCGGGTTGGCCGATACGGATGCGAGTTTGCTCATGGGATTGGTGTCTTTCTAACAGTCTTGGTTGGTTGTTGTGATGGCGTGTGTGGCGGGGGAGGGATCGGACCTCCCCTTGCCAGGTGGATCAGGCATTGGTGGCCATGATGCCGTGGGCGATGAGCGCTGCGCGCATCTCGCGCACGTTGGCCAGCAGCGCGTTGGCCTGCGCCTCCGCAAAGCCAAAGGGAGTGGTGCTCGTCGCGGCGGTGTCGGCGGGAGTCGCGCCGGTAAACGCGATGGCCGCACCCTCTCCGGTGAGGTAGCGCGGCATGGGCCGCACCAGGACGAGTTGTTCGTCCACCCCATCCTCCTCGGCGATGCCTACGGAGAACACCTTGCCGGTCTGCGCGGCGAGCGCGGTGACCTTGCCGAGGTCATCCCCGGCGGCCAGCACCAGCACGTCTCCCTTCGAGCACGTGCCGTTGAGGCGGATGCGGCAGTTCTCCCCACCGGTGGTGAGCGGGAACACCGTGGCGTCCGCCGTGCCGCGTTCGAGGACGAGGTAGGCGGCGAGGTCGCTGATGGCGGTCGGGTCTTTGAGCCCGGTGGATCCCAGGACGGCCACATGGCCCTCCGTGGCGCAGTTGGCGGTCAGGGCCGCGAGGACAAGCAATCCGGTGAGGGTGTTGCTTTGGGTGGCGTAGATGGCTTTGTTGCTCATACGTGTGGTTTCTTTCTAACAGTCTTGGTTGGGATGATATGTATGGGGGTGGGTGCGGCGGGTCAGCCCAGTTCGGCTTGTGCCCGCCCGAAGGCCTGGTTGAAGGGGATGCCTTCGGAGGCTTGGATGGCAGCCGCGCGGTTGCGGATCTGCGCGGCTTTCTTTTGGTTTTCGGCGGGGTCCGCTTCCGTGAACTTTTTACCATCGGGAGCCGTCGCGCGGTTCTTCTGGTAGAGCGGCGCGGGATTGCCGCCGGTCGCTTTCTTCGCTTGTGCGGCCGCGAAGAACTTCACCGTCGCTTCGCGGTTGGTTTGCAGCAGCTCGCGGGCGCTGTCCTTGTCTTCGATCACGTCCGAATAGCGTTCCAGATCGTGGGTGACGGCCTCCTCGCGGAGCACCTTGATTTCCGTCTCCAGCCGGTCAGCCTGGGCCGCGCGGTTCTTGGAGGTGGCGAGGTCCGACTGGAAGGCCGTAACCTTGTCGGTCAGTTCCTGCTCAGTGGCGGTCTCGGGCGAGCCGATCAATCCGCAGAGCAATGTCAGTGCGTGTTTCATATGTGGTTTGTTGTCTTTGGTTTCACGGTTCGCGCTCACCGGCCGGAGCGCTTTGAGTTTGGGCCGGTTGGTCAGTCCCGCGCCTGTGAGGGCGCTCGGATAGAATTTGAATACGCCGCCCTCGTAGCGCACGGCTCCGGAGAACTCCGGCGAGATGTAGCGATAGATTTGATTCGCGATCTTCTCGCGCCCTGGTGGCGTCCATGGAGTCTGTAGTTCCAGCTCGTTTTTGTTCGCCCCGTAGCGCACTTCCAGTCCCCAGCCCATCGCCTCCGTGGTCTGCTTCTCGTCATGGCTTAAGTGATCCGCGTCGATTAGGATGCGCTCGTCGAAGCGCTGCACGATGCTTTCCAGCGTCCGGTCGTCGAACACCGTCACGCCTTCCACCCTCATGTCCTCGGCCGCCACACCAAAGCCTGGCACCTCGTAACCGGCTGGAATCTCCACCGTGCCGGGATATTCACCCCGTATGGCCACCTGCGTCCATGGCGCTGGCTTCTCGCTCAATGGCTTCAGATCGCGGAAGGCCGCTGTGCAGGTAAGATCGGTTTTCATGGTTCGTCTTCTGTTAGGGCTTGGATGAATTCACGGCCCAGCGCCTCTTCCAGTTCGGAGGAGGCGAGGAAGTCCGGCATCTCCGCAGAGATCTTGCGCAGCGCGGCGGTCATCGCAGGCTGGTCACCCGCCGCCATCGCTCTCTCCAGTGCCTCGCCCAGCGGCCGCAGGTCCGCCCGCATCGCGGCCAGCAGCAGCTTGCTCCGGTCATTGGACTCGGCAACGACGCCCTCCAGGTCGGTCAAAAGGGAAAGCGGTTTTCCGGCGGCGCGGTTCTTCGTGACAACCAGTCCCGTGGGTTCAGGTTGCTCGGCATCGGCGGCGGCGGGATCCGCGCCCGCCGCCGCCTGCTGCTCTTTCTCTGCTGGTGGCGTCCCGCCAGCCTCTTCGGTTATGTTAGGGGTAGCCTGCTGTGCGCCATCCGTAGATGCCGCTTTCCTGGTCAGTGTGTAGCCGGTTTTCTCACTCAGCTCCGCGCCGTCGATCTCCCATCCGGCATCGTCGAGCTTCTGGACATTGCTCACGAGCTCGCCCACGTCCTCGGCATCCTTGGCCGCCAGCTCGAAGTAGCAAAGGACTTCCTGCCCTGGATAGACTCGTGCCAGCTCGGGCGTGTCAAATTGCTCGTGCATCACTTCGGAGATCTCCATGGCCAGCGCCATGGCGATGTCATCAAACGTATCCTGGTGAGCCTCGGAGTTCCCGCTGCCGAGGCCGGTGGCCTCATTCAGCATCGTCAGTTTCCCGGAGGTCGCCGCCATCACGATTTGTTCGTCCTGGTAGCCCAGGTGCTGCAAAAACGGATTCTGGTCTTTTCCCCCGGCAGAGGAGTCCAGCGTCTTCAGATCACCGCCGGGCAGGATACCCTCACCGTCCGCGCCGATGCCGCGCATAATGGCCATCCACTCACTGAGTTTTGTTGGATCGGTTGCCAGCGCGGCTGCCATCGGCTCGGATAAAATCCAAAACACAAACGGAATGCCGTAGCGTGCAATGAAGCTGTCGAAGTCTTTCGAAGACAGTCCTTTCCGGACGAAGGCAATCACCGCGATCTCATCGATAGGATCTTCCACCTCGCGGATCAGGAAGTTTGCGTATGCGATATCCGTGCCAGTGGTTCCACCGCGCAAGGCGTTCTCCTGGAACTTCCAGTCTCCGTAGATGCCGTCCCGGCACCAGTGCCACTGTGGCACCGGCTGCAAAGCGATGATTTCGCCACCGGCGGCGACGTGCTTTTCCACATGCGCGAACCCGCGAAACTCCGCCAGCGCGAGATGTTTCAACGTCGCCCGGAATCCCTTGATGCGTCCGTATGCTTCCTTCAGATGCTCCGCCTGTTTCTTCGCCGTGGCCTGTTCGCCTTTGCTCAGTCCATCGCGGATCTTGATATCCCAGTCCAGTTTCAGCAGGGAAGAGAGGATGCGGCGCTTTGCTCCGCGTAGCGTGGCGTCGCGCTTTTCGATAAAGTGATACAGCCACTGCAAGTGCGAGTAGTCCCCGCGTTGGCCGTTTTCCAGCTCCGCCACCACCCGCGCCATCGTCAGTCCACGCAATGGATTGTGCGTGGAAAGCATGCGGTCGGTGAGGCTGGTTGCGATGAGTTTCATCAAGCGGACCTCACGAATAGCCAAAGCCAGCGCCTAACAGGCAATCACCGTGTCAACTGTGCCATCTGTCTGGCTCAGCCTTGCAAGCTGCGGTCTCCTCTGTGAATCCCTGCCATTGGCATCACCCGCGTCCGCACCGGTGGCAGCGCGATGCCTGCCGGAGCCTTGCCTGCATGCACCGCGAGCGCCAGCGCCCAGAACCTGTCCGAGTGGCCATCCGGCCCGGTGTCTGCTGTGAATCGTATATTCCCGCTCGTCGTCGTTTCTTTCTTCACGCCGCGCAAGTCCGCCCGGATTTCCTTCGTCAGCGGGATCTTCAGCGCTCTTTCCTCCATCACAGCGCGAAGTGGATACGCCAGCTCTTCCTTCACCGGCGCGGAGAAACTCACGGCCTCCACACGGTATTTCGAAAACTGCTCCTGCGCGCGCTCGGCGAGCTGCATCCCCAGTCCCGTGCTATCGATGCAGCAGCGGCGCGTCTTGCGGTGCGCGATGAGTGGCCACAGGATTTCCTCCTGTGCCGAGAACCTTGTGTTCTTCAGCTCGATCACCCGCCGCGTGAAGTAATACCCTCCCAGCTTTTCCAGCACCCAGATCACCGTGAGGTCATGGCGGCGGCCCACGTCCACTCCTATATACAACTCCCCGAGGATGGATTCCAGTGGGATCTGCCAGTTGTCTTTGGTATCATACTCCGCCGCCGCGATCATGTCCCATTCCAGGAACGCCGCCTTGTCATCCGCTGGCACGCACATGAACTCCTGGAGAAATGTTTCCTCATCCGGGCACTCGCGGCGCACCATGTTGAAATAGTCCGCCTCATCCATCTGCACGATGGGGTCATCCGGGTTGGCCTTCGCCAGCGAGGTCTGGAGTTTATAGAGGAATCCTTGGTCGAGAGCATCCTGCAATGTCACCGTGTGCAGGCTTATCTTCTTCGGGTTTCCCTTCTCCTTCACCTCGCGGATGATCTCATTGAAGAACGTCAGGTTCCCCCGGTGCGTGGAGATCATCGAGAGATTGCCGCCCCAGGTGATGCCTGGATACGCGATGGCATAGAGCTTCCGCTGCTGCGGGTTCAGCGCAAACTCATCGAGCTTGCGCGGCCCGCGCTTTCCGGCCTGCGCATCCGGGTTGCTGGATAGAGAGTGGATCACCTTCTCATTCGCAAACTCCAGCTCGAAGCTCTTGAACTTCTGCCCCTTCTCATCCTCATACACCTTCTCACCCAGATCCTTCGCCCCGTGCTGGAGAAATGCGGCCCAGCCTTTGCAGTCATTCAGGTAGAGCGCGGCCTGTGCCTCATCCCGCGAGCTGATCCACGTATCATGCACCCGGTCCGCCGGGGCGATGGAGCGAACGGTCTCATACGAGTCCGCCCACGAGATACCAATCTGGCGGCTCTTCTCCATCGCCTTGATCCGGCTCCGATCCAAGATCCACTTCGTCTGATAGGGCAGGAACTTGGCGCGTGGATTTTTGGGCCGGATTTTCGCCCCACCCGTAAATCGCGTTTCCAGAGCCTTCTCCAAAACTTCCGCATCCGTCAGAGATGCCCCGTGCGACGCGTGATATGCCCCGTGCGAGCGTCCGCCCCCCCTTGCCGCAGTCGCGTCCCGTCCGGAGGGCTTCTCGTCGATTGTGGGCGATTTTCGGGCCTTCTTCATTTCGGTCATCATCCGAGGAGTTCAAACGTCTCCTCCATCAGCTCGATGGCCTCCTTGGAGAGTCCCTGTTTCTTGGTCAGCGCGTTCTTGCGCTCGATGAGTTTCGCCGCCGCACGCTTCCGATCTTCCTCGCGCGCCTCAAATTCCCTCACCCGTGCCGCCGTCATCCGGTCACCGGTGTTCGCACTGGTCAGGGACTGCAGCGCCTTGGCGAAAGAGAGCATCTCCTTTTTCTGCATTTCCTCGCCCTCGGCCATCAACACGCTGTTGATCTTGTCCGCGAGGATGATCCGGTTGCTCGCCAGCAGCCCGCTCTCATCTCCCTCACTCACCGCGTCCGCCATCGCCAGGCTTTTCGCCCGCGTCTGCTTGAGCTTGTCCAAAAACGGCTTCAGCGCCGCATCCCGGAAAGAGGATGCTCCCATCAAGGAAACCGTGATGCCGCGCTTCTCCGCCTCGGCCTGGATCACGCGCAGCACATCTCCACCTGGCGTTTTCGCCAGTGTGTCGAGCAGCTCCACCACTTCGGCGGGCGTGAGTTCCTTTTCGATCTTGGAGGGCATGGCTTTTTGGCTGTAGCGGCGGTCTGTGACCGTCGCTGATTACGTGAGACCTTCCTTCTCGCAGTAATCCACTGCTGCGGATGTCGCCTTCCACCGCGTGGCTCCGGCGCTCAGCTCTTCCGCCTTTTCGATCACGAGACCTTTCCCCACCAGGTAGTCCAGCTCGCGCGCAAGCTCCTCTTCCTCCAGCCGGAACCCGGCGGCACGCGCCGCATTCCTCAGCGTTGCCAGAGGCAGGCTCAGCGGTGCCATCGTCACCAGTGCTGCCAGCAGCGCATCACGCAGGAGTTTTTTTTGTTCCGCATTCATTTTTGGATCAGTCGGTCCACCTTGCCGGACACCGCCGTCATGGTTTGATTCATCGCTTCCTGCCCCGCCACCAGCGCACTCAATTTCACCGCCGTTTCCGTGATCCGCGCGTGGATCTCATCCCTCGCCCGTATGCTCTCGCAGCGCGAGGCCTCCATCTTGATGTCCGTCGAGGTTTTGAACGATTTCAAATCATCCGTGATGTCCACGATCTCTTCCAGCAGCTCGTCGCGCAGACTCGTCAAATCCTCACGCCGCACCGCTTGGTCGGACCTCATGTCCTTTTTCCAGGCAAAGAAGAATTGGCTCAGTTGCAGCAGGATGATCACCGCCAGGCCCATCACGGCCGGGGTCACTTGGTCAGGCGTGCTCGATGCGGCGGCGGTAGCGGTGGCAAGTAGCGTTTGCATTTTTTTTGGGAAAAGGATGGGAGTGGAGAGTCAACCAGCCACGGAAATCTCTCCACTCCTGTGATCCGGCTTACTTGCCAGAAAGGGAGATCGGGCGCTTGGCCTTGTAACGGCCTATCACCACCATCGCGAACCCCACCAACCCCGTGATCCCATGCACCGCAGCGCCCAGGTCATGGCCCGCTTGATCGAGATCCGGTTGTTGGATGTCCACTTGGAAAAACTGCAGCGCAAGCGGCAGTATCATCAGCACGGCACCCACGATGGTTTTGCTTTGGAAGATTGGCTTTGGTTGCATGGCGCATCATCTTTGCTCCGCATCGGCAGCATTTGGGAAGCCCCGTGCCAACTGTGCCGCCTCACCTTACCAGGTAGGGCCGCTTGCCCAGGAACAGGTTTCTCTCGCTTTTCCGCCGCCTTGTTAGACCCGCGAGCACTTTCCCGCCCGCGCGGTTCCACCGCAGCAGCTCGTCGGCCGCTCCGGCTCGGTCTCCGGCATTGAGTTTCCGGCGCAAGGTCGAGTCCGCCAGCCCTCCGGTATTGAAGTCAAAACTCACCAGCGCCGCAAACTCGTCGTCATTCAACGGCACCGAGATCAACCTCATCACCCGCCCCTCGAAGGCATCGATGTCATGCCGGAACAGCTCCTCCGCCGTTTCCTGCGTGATCTTCCGTCCGCGATACACCGTCCCATCCTTGTGCTTCAGGCCTGTGTGCCCGTAGCCGATCGTCCACACCCCGCCCGGGCACAGATACGCCGTCAGATAGAGCCCCTCAAAGTGTTTGATCAGCTCCACCCCATCCGCAGAAATATCCCGGAACAGATTCGCCAGGGAGGTCGTCGGCGTCTCCTCCACAGCCGGCCGCATCCCTTTCTGATACGCCGCCAGCGCATCCTGCGAGCGCGGCCCGAACCAGTTGTCCAGCTCCCCCGTGTAGTATCCCTTCGCCGCCAGCGCCTCCTGCACCAGCAGGCTTTTCAAACTCGGGTCTTTATCGTAGTAGATCATCGTTCCTCCTTTGCAGATCTTCCGCATCACGAGCCAACGTGAGCATTTCATGCGCCTGCCACACCTTTGCTCCTGTGAACGGCAGCATGACCCATGAAATTACAGCGGCATAAAGTGCCGCGCTGGATGGCCAACCGATCAACCACAGATGGGCGGCAAAATGGTAGTAGGTTGCAAATGTGTGTATTTTCTGGCGGTAGAAGAGCCGTTGCAGAATACGATCAGGTGTATTCTTTGCGTTGGCTTCCAGGTCACCGTTCACGCCATGGCATCTGCCATCGCTCCCCATCACCAAGCAATACCCGTGTCATCCATGCCCCCCCTGCAATGAAGGTTTGCATATCACCTCGGCAAGGCCTTATTCATATCTCATGGATCTCATCGATTACGCGGAGCAGCAAGGGCTCGCAAACTTCCAATGGCAGCAAAGGGTCAATGAAACCACGCGCCAGGAATCCAATCTCACGCTTGGTTTCCTTTTTACCGGCGGCGCGGCCTGCATCGCATGGGCGCTTTCACAGCTCACCTCTTCCTCGCCGCACTGGCCATTGGCCATCGCCGTCATCATCACCTCTCTCTGGCTCTTTGCCCTCGCCGCTGCCGTCCAGTTCAAGTGCCTGGCCTTCAAGCCTGCCTTGCCTCCCGCCAATCATCCCCTCAATCTCTACAAGCCCGAGTTCGATACCCTGGGCATCCGGGAGATCAATTTACACCACATGGAAGACGCCATTCTTTACGCCATCCGCAATGGCCAGAAAAAGGCCAAGGCTCTTGTGAAGATCCGCTTCGCCGCCTGTGCTACTCCTCTCGTTTTCCTGGCTGCCTGGTATCTGGCGGCTTTGCGTTGTGGATAGACTCCCGGTTCGCCTGCTTCGCTCGCAGCTCCACAGATTCATCGATCCGCTGTTGTCTGCCAGCATCCAACCGCATGATCGGACCTCGGATGTCTTCCAGCTTCGGTTTCGGTTTTTCTTCGCTATCGCTCATATTGATTTGCTCAGTGGCTATTTGGCTTTCTCCATCCCTGGCGGCAGGGCTCTTCCATCCCACTCGCTGGCTGGCAGAAGAGCCTGTATTTGTGGTTTGGTCACGGCTTGCCTGGTCTTGCTGTTTTCCAAAACGTCAGCCGTCAAAGCGGTAAATCGCCTTGTGAAATCCGCTGGGTCGCTTGCGAGCTGTGCGGCTTTTTGCGCGGCCATCTCCAACTCATTCGCCGCCGTTTCTCCTATCGTCGAGCGCACTTTTCCGATTTCTAATAAAGTCGCCTGCTTCACCGCCGCCACGCTCTCACCACGCGTGGCCACACTGTTTTTCGATGCCTCTCGTACAGTTTGGTCAGCCTTTAGTTCGCCGCGGCGGGCAGCCGCTTCCAGTATCGTCTTGTCCTCTACGTAGGAAGCCTCCCACGGGGCCGTCGAGAAAAACTCCACTGTGTGCCTTCCCGCCACCGGCACGCGCGTCTCTCCATTGTAAGGCACCTGCCCCAGGCTGTGGACAATCCTGCCGGTCTCCACGTCCCTCACATGCACAGCCGCAATGTAACTCTCCACCTTCACTCGTGGATCACGGTTCCCATACAGCTTATACTTTGGGTCCACATTCCAGCGGAGCGTGTAAGGCGTGCGGGCCAGGTAAGGCCTCGACGGCCCGTCTCCATCCACACGCCCGATGTGGAAATGCGTCTTAACAGCCTGCCCCGTTGCAGTCGCTATCGTCAGCCCCATCAATAACGTGAGCAAGGGTATCGTCTTCATAGTATCTCCTTTCACTTCCAAACCTGGCTCCACCGGCCCCATACCGGATACGCCCAGGAAACTTGCTCCAGCCCCACCTCATCCACCGCATACCGCTCGTTCGCCGGTACCAACCGCACCGGGCAGTGTAGAAATCCCGGCTCCCCAGTCTCGAAGGGCCCACTTCTTATGATGTCCATACTTTCTTTTCTTTTGTCGCCCGCGCCACATCAAGCCGAAAACCGGCCACCGTGGCGGGTTTATTTGCAACTCGTTGATTATCAGTGACAGGGTTTTAAGTCTGACAAAATAAATGCGACACCGTGTCGCATTTATTCGAGAGCCACAGAGCCAAAATAAACCGCTCATCGTGAGCGGTTTATTTGTAACCCATTGATTATCAGTCCTCTTCAAAATCGTCTTCATCTTCCAGAACAGCCTGCGCCATATCCTCGAAGGTAGCGGCAAGGTCCAACATCTCCTGCCGATCCGTCTCCATCCGCGCCGCCACCGTTCGGTAATGTCCGGCCTTTTCCATCAGATCCTTGCTCTTGTCGATCCGCGCTTTGGCTCCCAGCCCAGGGTTATACATCGGTGCATTCCCAGGGCCTCCTGGTCCACTCGGCGCGGCATCTTGCCCGCAGAGGAGCCATTCCATGGTTACATTAAAATGCTTTGAAATAGGCAATAAATGCTCAGCTCTTGGCATTTGTCCACTGAGCCAATTGGCTACATGAGCATTACTGACTCCTAATTCGCGAGCCAGTTGCGCTTTCGATATTCCGCTATTTTCCATCAGAGATCTTAGCCTCAACAAAAAATTGTCAGAATTCTTACTTTTTGCAGTGGACATGTCAGAGTTCTTTCGTAAGAGTTCTGACTGTCGCACGTTTCGCGCACCGCCACAAGAACCAAACACTACGGAAAAATGAATAAAATTCCCCACCAATCCAATGGTCCCTACTGCCGCTTTCCTGGCAGCTCCATCGCCGCGCGGGAACTTGGTGTCCATCGCGGCCACCTCCACGCCGTGCTCTCCGGCAAGCGGGACAGCAAAGTACTCATGGCCCGCTGGAACGACTGGCTCAAGACCCACCCCGCATTCCTCAAAGCCAACCGCGCAGCCCAGCGCAAAGAGCAACACAAATAATCATCCCCACTCTAACAACCAGCCTCAGCATGAAAAAACTCAATCACCAATTAGGCCTTCCCGCCCGCACCGAATCGAGCCGCCGCCTTCTCGCCCGCGTCGCTGCAGCCCACCTGGACACCCTCACCACCACGGAGCGCATCATGGTCTGCGAAGGCATCGCCTCCCTCTACCCCGAGCAAAGCAGCGAGGCCATCACCGCCCGCGAGCACGCCGAGCACCTCCGCACCGTCGAACGCCAGCAGCTCCTCCTCACCTCTCTCCTCAACTCCTAACAACCAGCCACACGATGAGCACCATCGACTACACAAACCACCCACAGTCCCCCGACTACGATCCCACCAAGGACGCAGACGGCATCCCACTCACCAGTGCCGCACAAGCCGCCGCCGCACGGATAAAAACTCTCCATCTCATCCAGCAGGCGCAGACGCTCCTCTACGCTGCCGCTCAAACCTCCTGCCCGCTCCAAGGCTGGGTCGATCAATGGGAGATGATCGGCAATCACGCCGATGCCACCAAGGCCCTTTGGCACAGCATCAACAACGCCTCACGCCCCACCGGCCACGACGAGTTCTGACTCCTCTTCCCTGAAAACTGGAAACTGAACACTAGCAAACTTCCACCATGACCACCCACCCCTCAGCCACTGCCGGTGCCTCACAATGCGACCTCATCCTCGCCGAGTTGCAGCGCCGCGAGGGGCAGTGGGTCAGCCTTCCTGAACTCCACGCCGTCTCCGGCTCCATGGCCGTTCATAGCCGCATCGCGGATCTCCGCCTGCGCCCTGGCATCACCATCCTGCACCGCAACCAACGCAAAGGCCGCATGGTCCACTCCTCCTACCGCCTAGACTCCGCCACTCAACTCTCTCTCTTCTAACAATCCCATGTCCACACTAGCCAAAGCAATCGCCACCCCGTCCATCGGCGATGATGTCGCAGAGATCACTCAAACAGCGAGCCTATTGCGCTCCTCTTCCCGCATCAAAACCGTAGTGGCCAATAAGATCGGTCGGTCACCAGCCGAGGTCCGCGAGTGTTTGGAAAACTCACTCTCCATCGAAGTCCGCTGCAATCACCGCCGCTCCGTCATCAACCAACTCAAGTCCGCGCTCAAAAAACTTCCCGCCCTCACTGTCGAAGATCACATCCAAGCCTACGAAAAAGCCGGCCGCAAAGAATACGGCCTTCCAGAATCTTCAAATAATCAATCTCCAATAATCAATACTCAATTAGAAGTCCTCTCCCCCGAGTCCCTCCTCCCCGGCGCTCCCATTACCTCCCTCTCTCCCCTCCAGGCCTCCGCCCTCGCTGCTGTGGAAACTGCTAAGGAAAATCTTGCCCACTGGGCCGGCCAGGTAAAACTCTACTCCCGTGCCAGCATCGCCGCCATGGCGATGGCAGGCCTCACGCTCAGGGCGCTCCGCGAGTTTCATTTTGGTCCGCGTAATCCCAATGGTGGCCGTCCGCGTAAGCGCGAAAACACATCGGGCATGGAGAGTTGGACATCCATGCTTGCAGATGTCGCAGGCATCACAGAAGCAACGGCCAAGCGGTGGATGCTCATCGCGGATGCCGTGGAAGCCAAGGCCAATGCCGAGGGCGGTGATGTCATCACCATCTGCCAGAAGCTCCCGTGGGAATGGACCCCGGAGGAAGCAGAGCACATCGGCAACACCGTCCAATCCATCTGCCAGGATAAAACCCAGCGCGATCTGCTCCAACAGTCCGACTTCCTTTCCTCCCTCGGCTACGAGCCCCCGGAAAAGCCAAACTCCTCCAACAACCCCTTCGGTAAAAACGGCGGAAAGAAAAAGCTAGCATCGAGTCCCGCAGCCCTCCTCAAGGAACGCCAAATCGCCGCCCGCCTCATCTTCCTTGGCACGGAGAAGCCCGGCCGGGTTGAGAAAGGCTCCGTCGCTATGTTTCTAACAAACTTCGTCAACAACGACGGTGCCGACCTCGAACCCCTCCCCATCGCCGAACTCCGCGACCTCTACGAACACACAGTCAAACCCTTCGCCGCCACATTCCGCAAACTCGCCAACATCTAACGGAAACTCCATATCTCCCATGTTACCCATCATCCTCTACTCCATCGCCTGCTTCTCCGGCCTTGTCCTCGGAACCCTCCTTGGCTTCGCCACCGCAGGCCTCCTCACCGACCGCCAGCGCTCCCGCATCGCCAGCGATGCCTGGTCCCAAGCCGCCGCCCACTTTCACGATCTCTACAACGCCACACCTCCAATCACCAAACCCCAAAACCCTTTCCCCTAACAAATGGGGCGGATGGGCCTCCCTGTAAAGATGGCCTGCGTCTGAGAAAGCGCCGCTACGCATCCGCCCCACCACCTCTCCACTGCCATGCCCCTCAACCCCTCACATCCCGACTACTCAAATCACCCCGCCCACCCGGACTACAACCCCGCCCTCGGCCCTCACTGGGAAAAACCCGCCCGCCCCAAACCAGCCCCTCACACCATGACCCTCGCCGATCTCCGCGCCCAGACCGCCCACATGCCAGGCTCCACACTCATCGTCGTCCAAGCCCCATGGGGCGAACTCATGCCCGCCGTTCTCCTCACCATAGAGGATCTCCCTCTCTCCGATCCCGCCCGCGACGAATTCCCTCCCGATGCCCTCGCCATCGCCCCCCGCGCATAGCGTTAAACAAAGCACAAAGCACAAGGAACCAACCAACCAGCCACATGTCATACATACCAGGTCGCGCCCTTATCTATTCCCGCCTGCCGGATCAACGGTGGTTCTCGCTGGACGAAGCCGCCATGCACTCCGGGTGGTCCCGCAGCTTCATCCGCGCGCGGATCAAAACAGGCAAGCTCACCGCTCAGAAATTCCAAACCGAAGGTGAGGATCGACGCCCTCATTTCACCTACAAGATCCACGTCGATGATCTCGTCGTCTTCATCATGCAGCACGCTTCTGGTCGCTTCTCCGAGGAGAAACCCTTTCGCGACGTCGTCAGCATCGTGCGCGCATGGCCCCTTTGGATGATTCGCGAGATGCATCGCGCCCTCGGCATCATCCTCGCCGCCAAAGATGCCCAACGCCAACCCACCGCCGCCTGTGGAGAAAGCGCGCGCTCAGCCTCATGATCCTCAACCCTCCAAAAGTCACCCTTCTCTTGCGCGCCTGGCACAAAGGGCTTCTTCACGCAGAGGGGCTCGCCAAATGCCTGCCCGCAACGTTCGGCCCCCTGTCCTGGGAGGACTTCCTGCGCGCCTACCACCTCTATCTCCAGTCCATCCCCTTCGAGCTCGCCCGCGAGTCCTGGGGCCTCACCCAAACCGCAACCAGCCACACCCCGCCCACATCATGATCACGCACTCCCTGAGCCACCCTGAGATCTACATCATCGCCGCCGCCTTCATCGGTGCCGCACTCGGCACACTCGGCACGTTCCTTGCCATGCGTCCCCGCCTGCGCCGAAAACAGAACGAATCCTGGAGAGCCGCCAACCTCTTCTACTCCCACAAATCATAACGGGCCGGCGCATCATGAAAGCATCCCTCTCACTCGCCTTCGAGATCCCACAGGACGAAGCCGCAGACTTCGCCCGCCTCCCGGCAAAAAGCCGAGACCGCGTGCGCTGGCTCCTCTCCGTCATGCGGGCCGTCTCCTCCTCCAAAGGCAAAGTCCAGGCATGCAAGGATATCGCCGCCGCCGCCGGACTCCACTTCAACTCCATCTATCAGCCCTGGCAGCGCTACTCCCAGTCCGGCGACTGGCGCACCCTTCTCGACCGCCGCCGCACCCCCGAGTTCTGGAAACGGGACTCATCCAAAACCATCGGTCTCCCCGCTCCCTTTGTCACCGAATGGAAAACCCGCGTCGAGTCAAACGACCGCGCCGCCAAGCCCGCCTACGCACGCCTCATCCGAGACTGGCAACTCTGGCGCAATGGTGATCTCACAATAGCCATCCCAGGCTACGACCGCTGCCCGCCTCCCGCCGCAGGATCACGCGTCCCGCGCGGCTGGACCTACTCCAACCTCCTCCAGCACATGCCCAACGAGGTCGAACTCGCCGCCGCACGCAAAGGCCGCACCGCCGCCAAGAAACTCCTCCCCGGAGTCATCACCACCCGCGTCGGCACCTACCCATTCGCCGAGATCCAGTTCGACGACATGTGGCACAGCTTCCTCGTAAATGTTCCAGGCTACCAGAAAGCCTACCGCCTGTTGGAGTTTGGTGCCATCGACAACTTCTCCACCTACATCTTCAAGCCCGGCCTCAAGCCCCGCCTCCCCGACATGGATACCGGCAAAATGAAGCAGCTCAACGGTCGCGACTTTCACCTCTACCTCGTCAACTGGTTGTTAGACTACGGAGTCCACCCCGATGGCACCGTCTTCAACGTCGAAAACGGCACCGCCGCCATCTCCCGCACCATGGAGGAAAAACTCCTCATGTGGTTCGGCGGTCGCCTCACCGTATCCCGCTCCGGCATGTCCGGTGCCCCGGCCTTTCCCGGCTCGTGGAAAGAGCGAGCCAAAGGCAATCCAAACGCCAAGGCACTCAAGGAAGGCATCGGTAAACTCATCCAGAACGCCCTAGGTCACCTTCCTGGCCAGGTTGGCATGAACCGCGATGACGCACCCGCATCCCTAAAAGGACGCGAGGATGAAAACGAACTCCTCCTCGCCATCGCCTCCGTCGTCCCAGCCCTGCGCGATAAACTCTCTCTCGGATTCCTCGACCTCCAGGAAGCCGTCTTCGCCGTTCAGGACACCTACGATCTCCTCAACTGCCGCACAGATCACCAGATGGAAGGATGGGAAGAATGCGGCCTCGTCATCGAAGAGTTCCGCCCATCCAAACTCATCGACCAATGGCTCCCACTCCATCAGACCCTGGAGAACGCATCTGAGGCCGACCGCATCGGCCTCGGCATCGCCCTGCGCTGTGATCCCTCCATCCTTCGCCGCCGCAAACTCTCCCCCGCAGAGTCACTCCTCGCAAACACACCCCGCCTCATCAAGCCTCCCCTCGAATCTATCCCCGATCTGTTAGGCCCCGAGCATGGCCACATCAAGCAAGTCGTCGGCGGACTCTTCGGCTTCACCATCCCCGGCCTCGGCAAGCTCCGCTACAAATCCACCTACCAGGACGAGCACGGATTCCTCCGCCGCCTGGACAACGGCACCGAAGTCCTCGCCCACCTCAATCCCTGGAAGCCTGATCACATCTATCTCTCCGATGCCCGCACCCATCGCTTCCTCGGCATCGCCAAGCGCCACCAGGCCGTCACACGCGGAGACGTGGATGCCATCCACCGCATGCACGGCGAAGCCGAGCGCGACTTCAAGGACTCCGTTGCCGAGACCGCCGCACGCCACGGCCTCAGCCGCATCCCTCACATCAAGGCAAACACCCGCATCCTTCGCCAGGCAAACCAACCCTCCGCCCGCGACACCGCCCTCGCCGCCGCCAACCTCGATCCCTCCTCCATGCTCGATGCCGACGACTCGGATCTCGCCTACAACGCCCCGGATCCCGCCATCGCCTTCGACCCCGCAGATCTCCTCTAACAAAAAACCAATCAGCCACACCCAAACATGAACACAACCGCCACACCACACCAAGAAGCCCCTACCGCGCTCACCACCACAGACCGCATCGCCCTTGTCGAAGCCGCCAAGATCCAGCAGGGAGGAAACGCCCGCGCGTCCTGGCGCGTCTCGGCAGATAACCTGCACAAGCACCTTCGCCACTGCACACCCGAGAAAAAGGAACTCGTTCACTGGGCCTTCATGTGGTGCATCGACCGCTCCATCTTCCTCGACGACTTCGCCGCCCAGGTCGGCTACGACCGCAAGACCATCGATAAGATCATCACCGGCGCATACCGGGATCCCCGCACCGGCGACCTCTACGACATCCCCGACAAACTCGCCGATGCCATCCGCCGCTTCCGCCGCGATCAACTCGCTGCCGCCCAGCTCGGCGACATCGACTTCGTGGTCACACCCACCGTCAACCGCATCTGGACCGGCTGCGATCTCGCCCGCGAGTCACACACCCCCGTCTTCATCTACGGCGCGTCCCACCTCGGCAAGACCTGGGCGCTGGAACACTACGCCGTGGCCAACAACCACGGCTCCACACCCATGGTCCGCATCCCCGCCTCATCCGGCCTCGGCGGCATGGTCCGCACCATCGCTGCTGCCGTCGGCGTCTCCCCTGGTGGCAACGTCGCCGATCTCATCGAGCGCATCAAACACGCTCTAACAAAAAACCAAGTCCTCATCTTGGATGAAGTCCACCAGCTCATTTACACCTACCGTAAGGAATCCTTCTTCGCCTGCCTCGAAGTCCTCCGCTCCATCTATGATCACGCCAAGTGCGGCATGGTCATCTGCACCACAAACGTCTTCCGCGCCCGCATCGAGCAAGAGCGCAAGGCCGCGCTCGAACAACTCTTCCGCCGGGGAGTTCACCGCGTCCAGCTCGGGGACATCGTCCTGGTAAAGGATGCCAAGATCATCCTGGACCATCACGGCCTCGATTGGCCCGATAAGAAACTCATCTTCGAGTTCAAGGCAGGCACCGGCACCATCACCGAAAAGCCCTGGGAAATCCTCCGCCAGCTCGCCAAGGACGAAGGCCTCAAAGCCATCACGGAGCGGATACGATACGCCCGCAAGATCGCAGCCAAAGAGCGCCAGAAGCTCAACTGGAAACACTTCACCACCGCGCATCTCACCATCGCGTCCAACGCCGCCGCCCCAGCCGACGATTGGGACTCAAAAAACTAATCAGCCACACCACCATGCCAAACACCACCACACCACAGCCCATCCACGGCCTCCGCGTCCTCTCCCCGCAGCAAGCGCACGACGCAGGATTCGCCTCCATCACCACAGACATTTGCGAGGCCATGGAGCACCGCATCCTGGCAAGCGTCTGCCAGCACCGCTGCCCGGACCGCGCCTGTCTCATCCGCACCGGCACCACCTCATACCAGCTCGCCATCCTCCGTGAGGATGTGCGCGGCGGCGAATAACTCCCCCTCTGAAATCTCAAATATCAAATCCACATCAACATGAAAACCAAAACCATATCACCCGAAGCCGCCCAGAAGAATGTCTGGAAGGCCGAACTCAAACAACACCTCGCCGCCCGCACCAAGGTCAGCCGTGATATCACTGCCGAGTTCAAGCGCTCCGAGAAGGCCCTCAAAACCCTCGAACGCAGCGTCGTCGCAGCCCGCAAAAAACACACTGCCACAGGAGTCCGCCTCGAACGCCTCGAACGCCGCCAACTCGCCGACATCGACCGCCGCATCGGCATCCTCAAAGGCCGCATCGGAATCTAACCCCGTGGCGCGGGCATCCTGCCCGCAGCCTCTTCCATCCACAATCCACAATCTCTCTCCCATGACTCCCCAACAAATCGCCGCAGACATCGCACGCGGCCTCGAAATCCGTGCCGAGATCAAACGCCTCACTACCGAACTCGATGCCATCGAAGAGCGGCTCGAACAAGCTGGTCTCGCCGGTGATCAAGTCCCCCTCCAGGACAAAGACCGCGAAGGCAAACAATACCTCGCCAAAGGCACATCCAAAATCGTTCCCGTCCGCTTCGAGTCCGATCTCATCGCCGGTTCCTTCGCCCCGGACTCCCTCATGCACAAAGCCGTCAAAGCCGCCCTCGGGGAAGATCACGCCGACAAACTCCCGCTCTTCTTCAAAGACATCCGCACCTTCACCCGCGTCCCCAAAGATGGCCTCGCCTTCCGCAAGCTCGCCCGCCAGCAACTCGATCCCGACACCTTCGCCAAGCTCATCAGTGCCACCACCCAGCGCAATAAGGACGGCATTCCCAAATCAAAGACCATCATCGCCTGGGACGATGCCAAGCCCATCGACCAGGCATCGCTCTAACAACACCCAACCAGCCAACCAGCCACACCGATGAACCACTCCTCCGCCGCCCTCACACTCTACCGGATCGGCACCTGCATCGAAGTCCTCTCCCAATGGTGCCCCCCCGTCAACAACCTCCTCGCCTCCTACATTACCAAAATCAACGCCCTTGCCGACTGGCACCAGGCGCAAACCCTCCAAGGCCGATGAAAGCGCTCTCCATCCGCCAGCCCTGGGCATGGCTCATCATCCACGGCGGCAAGGACATCGAGAACCGCAACCGCAGCACCAACCTGCGCGGCCGCATCTACGTCCACGCCTCCCTCGGCATGACGCATGATGAATATACCATTGGCGACATCATGGCCGCAGAGGCCGGCCTAACCCTACCCGCATTCGATGACCTCCAACGCGGCGGAATCATCGGCACCGTCGAGATCACCGATTGCGTCCAGGCACACGAATCCCCGTGGTTCTTCGGCCCCTTCGGCTACACCCTCGCAAACCCCGTGCCCCTCCCATTCAAACCCTGCAAAGGGAAGCTCGGATTTTTCCACTTCGAACCACATTTCCATCAAGAGTATATGTGCGTGCCCTACGAAGAATCGGAAGGGGAAAAGCGTCTGCGCGAACTTGCAGAGCAATACATCAAGCGCACAGAAGAATACGACCGCGCCATCTGCACCGGCCCCATTGTCAACGGCTACATAATGCCATCACACGCCGCCGAGTCATCCGCCTGCAATCGCAATGCCCTCATGGTCCGCGAGGATCTTTTCACAAAGGTCCGTCAACTCGGCTTCACCCGCCAACAGTGGCTGCAAGCCATCCGCAGAGCAGAGCGACAATCCTAACAACTCACACCCAACCAGCCATGGCAAAAAAACACATCATAGAATTCGGCCTTTACCACTACGCGGTTGATAGCATCACAGCAGCTACGGAGGCCATCCGCGTCCTGTCAAAATTGCAACGCGTGAGATTAAACACCGACGCAGATTCCTCCCGCGATTGGTATTACGAACCCGACGAAAGGGACACAAGGGTAGAGCTGGAAATGAAGCTCAATCAGAACTTCCAAGAGCCACGCAAACCCAGGCCCGCAAAGACCCTCGCCCTACCCAAGCCCAAGCGCGGCACCATCCTCTGCATCTGCGAGCGCTCCAGTGTGGCCCCAGGCCAAACCTGCGCCCACTGCGGCCGCTCCTTCCACGAGTCTCACAACCGCACCCACGGATCCGACTCATCCCCTAAACTCCGACTCATCTAAACCTCTCACCCAACCAGCCATGGATACCGACCTCTGGAACCAGCCGCTAGGTGCATACAAGCGCAAGTCAAAGCGTGACGAAACGCCACGCGGATACCCTGCGCGGCCCGGATCTGGACCGAAGGATCAAACCTGTAAAACCTGTAAACACCTCTGCCGCGTGCAATATGCAAAAACATATCTCAAGTGCGGCCTCATCCGGCATGCCTGGACAAGTGGTCCAGGAACAGACATCCGAGCAAAATCCCCAGCCTGCCAACTTTGGGAAGGCAACGTCTAAGCCCATGCACGCCGCCCCTTACGCTCCGATTCAACATGCGACGCCCTCGGCGTTGCATGCGGCGCCCTTGTTGTGCTTCTTCTGTGAGGGCGAGGCGGCAAAGTGCGACTGCGGAAAATTCGATGCCGTCACCGAAGATCCGATCACCGCAGATGGGCAATACCGGATCGATGCCTACAACAGACTCCGCGAAGAACGGCTCAAGAATCCGCCTCCGGTCTGCGTGCAGAAGTCATGGAAAGGGCTGACCTGCGAAACAATTCTCAACGTGTCGGGATCACGCTGCCGCGTGTGTCCCCTGAGAAAATCTTCTGCGGGCGCGAAGGGAAAAACCACGTCTGACAATGCACTGCCGCCCGTCGTGAAAACGGCGAAACGAATTGGCGATCCAGCGGAGACAGCATGCAGCATCGAGTGCCTCGCGCCCGCAGATTCTCTGCACAACAGCTAATTAACCAACCCTGAGTTCCCATAGAAAACCAGCCGCCATGAAATTCAAAGATGCTCTCCAGGTGCTCGATAAAGAGCAGTTGAAGGAAAATCACAAGTCCACGACCCGTGAGTCATATCGCGGATGGATCCGTGATTACCTCTCCAAGATGAAATCGAAAGAGGTGGACGGCATGCAAGGCTACCTAGACTCATTGGCCATTGAGCCTCGCCGCGTCTGTTGGAAAACCAGAAAGCAAGCCCTCAACGCTTTGGTGTTTTTTCATCGGAAGGTTCTCAAAGTCGATGTCCCGCCAAACTCCCTGGACATCGGTATGCCAACCGTCGGTCGCCGTGCTCCGGATTTCCTGACTCACCCCGAGTGCATGGCGATCATCAGTCGCTTGGAGCGCATCAACCGCATTCAATCCGTCCTCATGTATGGCTGCGGACTACGGGTTACCGAGTGCCTCACCATGCGCCTCAAGGATGTAGACCTGGCCGCTGGCATGATAACCGTTCGATCCGGCAAGGGCGACAAAGACCGCATGGTCCGGCTTCCTCGCTCTTTCTACCCGATGATAGAGGATCAGATCCGCCGGTGCCGCCGCCAGTTCGAACGCGATTCCAAATCAGGACTCATCTTTCCCATCGATAACCCATCACTCATGCGCAAATTGGGCCGGGCGCAATTTAGACGCATCTGCTGGTATTGGCTCTTCCCGTCGCGCGTAACGCGTGGCGATGAGCGTTGGCACGCCACAACCAAAGGCCTGGTCGAGCCACTCAAAGCCGCAGCTGAAGATGCAGGTATTCTCAAGCGCGTTACTCCTCACATCTGGCGGCACTCCTACGCTACCAATCTCCTCACCAGCGGCACCGACATCCGCACCATCCAGGACCAACTTGGTCACGCCAGCGTCGAGACCACCATGATCTACACCCACGCAGTCGGCTTCCACGGCACAGAAAGCCCGCTCGATAAACTAGGTTCAGGTGCTCCATCTGAATCCATCCTTCAATTCTACAAATCGGCCTAA